GTTGGCCGCCTCCAGCATGGCCGGCTGAAGCTCGTTGTCCATCGTCTTGTGAATGTTTCGCAGCGTTCGGCGCAGCCGAATATCGCCCCGAATGCTGGACCGGCGTGCCATGGCTCACTCCTTGGCCTGGGCGCCCTTCGCTGGCTTATCAGCGGTGGTGGCCTCTTCTTTGATTTCCACGGCATAGCCGCGGGCGATCAACCCTTCGCCATATGCCTTGTCGACGACGAAGACCTCGCCCTTCTCGCGCTCACCAGAGGCGCCGGTAAGCGGCCCCAATGCTTGAATTTTCATGGTGTACCTCATGGGTTTGGGACGCTGGAGCACAACAGCCGCAGCATGTCCCGTTCGTTGTTGAGCAGTGGCGCCTCGACCTTGTAAGTAATGCCCGTGCGTTTCTCGGTCAGTCGCCAGCCGGCGATGATGTCCGAGCGTGGCCGGATGCGGATCTCGGCGCTGATCACCGCTTGCAGCTGCTCGGCCACAGGCGAAACCCTGCCCGTCGGCGTGGTGACCTCCGCCCAGACTTCGCCGACCTCCACCCAGGTCTCCGTGGCGCCGCCGGAGCGGTTCTGCTCGCGGTGGGGCTTGTAGATCCGGCAGCGGTGCCGCATGGGTCCGGCTTTCATCAGAAGCGCTTCCTGTACCAGAGCAGCCTTTCGACGGCGAGCGGCATGGCCGTGGCGATGGTGCCCACAGCAACGGCCTCGCGGTTGGCGTACCAGTGGCCGACCAGCAGCAAGACCGCCTGCTCGACATCGCCGGTCAGGCCCATCTCATCGGGCTCAACCGGGTCAGTTTCAACCAGCTTGCGGTCGCAATGCTGCTCGACATGGGCCTTAGCCGCCGCAACGTAGCCGACGATCAAGGAATCTTCCTCGTCGCCGTCGACCCGCAGGTGCATTTTCACGGTGGCCAGGTCGAGCATTTACTTGGCCTCGGCTGCGGCTTTTTCTGCGGCGGCCTTTTCAGCTGCCGCTTTCTCAGCAGCCGCTTTCTCGGCAGCAGCCTTGTCGTCCTTGGGCGCAGCCGGCTTGGTTTCCTTCGGCTTGGCCACCCGGGGCTTGCCGCTGGCATCAACCTCCACGGCCAGGCCCTTACCGATCAGGGTGTAGGCGTATTCGTCATCTGCCTCATCGAAGATTTCGCCAGCTTTGATCTTGTTCGAGGTGGCGCCCAACAGAGCGCCATTGCCCACGAACCCCCAAAGAATTTTGATTTTCATGCTGCCTCCAGAAACGACGAGGCCGGCGATGTGCCGGCCTTCAGTGGGGTTGCGTCACGCTGCGACGGGGAATCGCCCCTTGACCAGGGCCTCCTTGCGGCGCACACCCAGGCCCAGGCGCTCTTCGACCAGCAACGCACGTTCGTTTTTGATGAACTGGTCATTGATCAAGCCCATCTTGAACAGGAACGACATGCGGTCGAACAGCGTGGTAGAGCGGGCAAAGTTGGCGGTCAAGAACTCGCCACCGGTGTCTGCGTCGCCTTCGTCCATGCTGTCGGAGGTGATTACCGGGCGCCCCCACAGGATCGGGGTGACCAGACCCTGCAGGTTGGCAAAGAGATAGCGGTTCTCGCCATCTTTCTGCAGCTCGATGTTCATCCAGTCCAGCTCGGTCATGACCACGCCATCGGCGGACATTTGCGACTGCTTGCGCACCTGATAGATGGAGCGGCGGACCAGGTCAATGGCAGTGTCACCAGCCTTGCTCAGCCCGGTGTTGTAGTTGGTGGCCTGGGTCATCAGGCCGTTCAGGTTCTCGCCGGTACCGTCGCCCTTGAGGATTTGCGCCTCCTCCTCCAGCTTCAGGTCGTAGCGGAGCAGCTGCTGCAGGTAGGCGAAGAGCTGCGGAACGTCGTCCAGCGCTTCGTCGGTCACCGGCATCCAGACCGCGATCTTCTTCACGCGGTCGGTTTCAGTGGTGAAGGTGACATTGCTGGTCGGCTTCAGGCCACCCTCAGCTACAGGAGCCGCACCGCGGGTGTGCAGGTTCTCGCGGAAGTAGGTGTAGTTCTGGCCGGACACCGGCACAGCAGTCAGCAGGTCACGGATGCGCAGCTCTTGACGGATACCTGGTTGGATCACTGGATCGTACTGCGGGGCAACGATACCGGCGCTGGTGACCTTCATTTCCTTCATGCTAGCCATGTCGGACTTGGTCACATCGAGTTCAGCCAGGGCGCCGCCGCGCTTCAGCGATTTGTAACTTTCGTCGCCCTTGATCAGGTCGATGAAGCTCTTGCCCTCGCCGGGTTGGCCGCGCAGTTTGACGCCCTTCTGCTCCAGGTCCACGACCTGGTCGATGACCTTTTGCAGCTCGCCCTTCTGGTCCTCGATCTGCTTTTTCAGATCGCCGGTGATCTGGTTACCTTTCTCGACCTCAGCCATGGCTGCGTCATATTTTTTCTGCAGGTCGCCGAAACCGGTCTTCAGCTGCAGCTCGATGGATTCTTTGATGTCTTTAACTTCGCTCATGGCGATACTCCGAAATGGTGGGTGAACAGGTTGGAAAGTTCTTTCAGCTCATCCACGATCGCCGTGGCCTCACTCCCGCCATCACGGCGTAGTGCGGTGTAGCCGAGCGAAGCGACAGCCGCCGCTTCCTTCTGCGAGAGGCCCATGCGTTCGCGCAGGGCCTTCTCGAAAAGCCTGATGTCCGACTTGACGCTGAGGACATGCGCCTCGGGGTTCATGCCGAACGGGACGAAGGAGGCTTCCCACAACTCGGCCTCCTTGATAACGCGTACACGCCGACCCGCACGATCCTCAAAATCTGCCTTGATGGTGTTGAAGCCGATCGACATGCTGTCGAGGACTTCGGCCTTCATGAGCTCGTAGGCGTCGCGGGCGTAGCTCACGTTGAGGTTGACCTGGCCCTTCACCAGCAGGCCGTGGTCGTCTTGGCTGTAATCGGCGGCGCCGACCAGGCGGGTCAAGTCGTGGTACAGGGCCAGCTTGAGCTTGCCGCTGCGGGTCGCCTTCACCCGGGTGAATGCTCCCGGCACGATCACGTCGTCGCCAAGGTCCACGTTATTGAATACCGCGGCGTAGCCCTCGAAATTCCCGGCTTCATCAACGGACTTAAGTTCGAATGGGCATTCAAGGCTCGCCATTTTTTTGCATCTCCCACCGGGTGACCCGGTTGTATTCCTCGCCCTCCAGGGGCGGTAGGTTTTCTTTCGCACGGACTTCGTTGATGAACATCCAGCCGGAGCCACCAGAGCCCCCGAGCGCGGCCTTGTAATAGGCGGCGCGCCCAGCACTGTCCGCCCGCAGTAAGCCCTCGACAGCGAACTCGGCGAATCGCGATAAGGCCGCGAAAATCTTGTCGTTGAATTCGTCCTCCACCGCGTCGATGAAGGGCTTCAGCCCAAAGGTGATATAGCCGGTGAGCTGCTGCTCAAGGTTCGAGCCCATGATCGAAGTCTTCCCGGCGCGGTTGGCCAGCCACAGCGGCACGCCGTAAATGCCCGCCAGCGCTTCTTCCTGGAACTGTTGCGACTCGATGAACTGTGCATCGCGCTGACTGATACCCGCCGGGACGATCTTTGGGTTGCCCTGGAGGATGGCCATCTTGCCGATGTCGTCGGCGTCGGCCTTGCGGACGTCGGGAAACTTCTCCATCACCTGGGCCTGCTGGGCTTTGGTGAGAAACTGCTCGTAAATGACGTAACCGCCGGTGAAGCCGCCCTTGCGCATGAAGCGCGCCGACCACTGCTGACCCGCCTTCGCCAGGCCCATGGTTTCAGCCTGGTGCTCGATGGGTGACAGCCCGACAATCCCGTCCATGCTGAACAGCTTGAAATGCAGCATGTTCTCCGGCGATACCGGGTACCGGTCACCCTTGCTTGGAGTCACCCAGTAGAGCAGGTCCTCATCGGTATCGATGGTGACCGTCTTGCCATCCAGGGGAACGATGCCGATCACATCGCCGTTCCTGTTACGCTCTATCAGGGCGAAGGCGTTGCCGCACAGGGCCATGTTCACAACCACGAACTTGAGGAAGTTCAGCATGGTCATGAAAGGGTTCGGCTTGCGCAGGAGCTTGGCGTATCGGTCGTTACTCGCGACCTGCGCCCGCTTGCCATCCTTGTCTTCGTACAGCTTGAGCGGCAGGCCGCTCAGCGACTCGGAGAGGATCTTGATGCAGGACCAGATCATGCTGACGGAAAGTGCCGTCTTCGCGGTTACCCGCACGCCCGCCTTGGTGCGCTTGCCGCCGACCTCTAGGTCAACTTCGACATAATCGCCGGTAGCTGGGTCGGTATAGCCGAAGAAGCCCCAGGTCGCGGGGTTGTACCATTTGAATGCCATGGTCAGCCTACTAATCCGAAGAAGCCGTGGTTGAGGTAGTCGTCCAGGCCGCCGCGCGCCTCGGGGTTGAGGGCCATCAGCGACACGGCGTTGAAGGTCGCCATGAGCGGGTCAATCTTTGCGGTACCAGAAGCTTGTTTGGTGATCAGGAAGGCGTTTGCCGAGGGCACGCCCTTGGCATTGCCGCAGGACCAGGCCATGAGAGGCTGGCCGCAATGGATGAACGTTCCCTCGGCAAGCCGTCGCTCCGTCGTCTTGATCGCGCCAGTGAGCTTCCACCCTTGTGAGATGCCGACAACTTGCTCTTCGTCGATCTCGACATCGGCCAGAGCATCCAGCACTGCACCGATGCCAGCCGGGTCAAGTCCGACCTTGTCGAGCAAGCCCGCCTGGTTGATCTGCGCCACTATCGCCGCCAGCTGATCAACGTCGTCGCCGATCTTGTCGACGATGGTTAGATCACCGGTCGCCTCCAAGTCTCTTAGCCTGGGAGCTTCTGACTTGCGGCGTTCAAGTACCGATGGATGAGCCCAAGCGTGCGCCCAGTGCAACCAGGTGCGGGATTCCCGAACCCGGCCGATCACCGCCAAACCGAGCAAGTCATCAAGACCGCCGCCATCGACGCCAACGTCAATGACCTCGCACTGCTCGAGCAAGTCGTCCAGCGTCATGCCGTCCTTGGCCTGGGGCTCCCAGAAGGCGGCACCGACCCAACTGTCGGACATCAGAGCAAGGCCGATCTCGATGTTGAGGTGCTTGGCCAGGAAGCCGCGCATCTCCGCCTCGCCGTCGATCTCGGCCTGCATGTGCAGGCGCTCCAGCGTCGGCCGGTCAACGGAGTAGTTGATGTTCGGGTTGACCAGGTGGAAGTTTTCAGGCTTTCGGGCCTCACCGCTCTTGATCATCTCCTGTGAGAACTCGTAGATGATCGGGAGGAAGCGGTTGTCGTCGATGCGACCATCCCGTACGCCACGGGCATAGTTCAGCTTCGACCTGAACACGCCAGCCGGCGGTTCGTTCGATTGCGTGGTCAGCCAGATGATGAAGCCTTCCGGACGGGACAGCAGGCCGCCCGTGGCCTCACGGATCATGTCCGCAGCCTTGGGGTTCTTGCCGAACAACCAGGCCTCATCGATCAGGACCCCAACGGCTTTCTTGCCGCCGACCACGTCGCTGTCCGCCGCCACTACCTTCAACGTGGCCCCCGTCTCGCGATGGGTAATCAGCCGAAGATGCGGCTGCACATGCAGCAGGGCTTTCAGCTCATCATCGTTGTTGACCATGTCCTTGGCCGGAATAAACGAGTTGTCGGCGATTTCCTTGGTCGGGGCCAGGATGATGAACTCTGCAGAGAGTCGCCAGTTGCGGATCAGCGCGGTCAGCATGATGCCTGCGGCGATCGTCGACTTACTGTTCTTCTTCGGGATGCACAGCATCACTTCCCGGATCAGGCGCTCGCCGGTTTCGCTGTTGTAGCTGCCGAACACCGCGCCGGCGAAGGCCAACACCCACGGTGCGCAAGAGGCCTCAATAGTTGGGCTGCCAGGGGCATCGACGATTTTCAGCCCCTTGAATACCTCCAGGCTTGCCTCCGCCTCATCGGGGAAAAGCGGCTCTGGGATGATCGATTCGCCGGCAGCCAAAAGCCGCCACCAGTCCGGGCAGGCAGTAGTCCATTGCATGACTTACCCCTTGACCATACTGAGTGACGGCTTGCCTGGCGGGGGCTTGCCTTGGGAGTACTTGCCTTTGCCTGCCTCTTTGGCGGCTTCGGCCTTCTGCTCTTTCTTACCCTGATCGGCGACCTTTCCATGCGAATACGGCATGAGCGTCTTGGCCGCTTCCAGGCGCATACGGATGTCGGCTCCATCGGCATTCATCAGCTCGGTGAGGAACACCCGTGGGTCATCGGTGTGGGTGAGCTGGACATTGGTATCGCCCTCCTCCTCGACGGCCTCTCCTTTAACTTTTCGACCAGGTTTAACCTCAGTGCTGGTAGCCTGCTTTTGCTTGAGCCGGCGACCGACCTCGGTGAGTACGTCCTCATCCCTGGCCAGCTTGGAGCCCGCTTGTGATGCGGTCTTCTCGGAATACCCGGCGGCGATCGCCGCTTCGCGATTTGAGGCACCCGACAGCAAAGCGTCAACAAACCGCCGCTTCTTGTCGGTTAAAGCCATGGTTAACTTTTCCTGAAACGGGAAAAAATGTGTACGTGGGGTCGGAGGCGGTCTAGCTAAGCGAGAATCCCTATCATTTGACCACCCCCTACCCCGAAGCACGTCATTGGCGTGCCTCGAAGGCCGTTTTCGAGGATTCGCGCGAGCTAGGCGCCTCAGCCACCCAGGCCGGCTGCCTCTTCGGCCTGCTTGACCCTACGACTGGGTGGACCAGATCTACCCTTCCTGGGCGAGAACACATCCTCATGCCGCCAACCGGCTTTGAGTCGATATTCAATGGCGGCGCGCGAGATGCTGAGGTGCCTGCTCCATTCACTGAGACACATCGTCTTGCCGTGCGCCGTGTAGCGGCGGTCAGACTTGAGCTGGTGTGTCCTTGTCATCTTGGGGAGGCCGCGCTTCTGGTTGCAGCGAGCGCAGCTCGCCACCAGATTATCTGGCCGGTTGTCATCGGTTCGGTCGTTGAGGTGATCGACATGCATGTCATCCCAAGTCACCTGGGCTGAGCACCAGTGACATGCAAATGGGCCATCACCATGATGAGCGTGATACACGATGCGGTGTTCATAGACGCGGTTGCTTTGCCGGCGCAGCGGATGATCTGGCGAGTGCGCCAGCTTGTAACCGTAGGCGTTGGTCAGCAGCCCCGACTTGACCCTGCTCACCTGATCGGTCGTGCCTGTCCGGCGTTGTCGCGTGTAGTGCTTCTCGCACATCCTCGCCCCTTTACGGTTGGCCACAGCGAGGCAGCCAGGTACACAGCACAAGGCTGCCTGGGTTGCTTTGGGCATACAGGCCTCTATCGAAGGAGGGTTTGGTTCTCTTCTTTCTGCTTGACCGAAGAGTGGCAGTGGGTGCACAGGGACACCCACAGGCTCTGGTCCCAGAAGATCTGCTGATCACCACGGTGAGGCACGCTATGGTCCACCACCGTGGCCGCGTTGGTGCGACCTTGCCGAGCGCAGTACACGCAGAGAGGGTTATCGAGCAAGTAGCGTTCTCGCGCCTTCTGCCACTTGTAGCCGTAGCCACGCTGGGAGCTGGTCATGCCGCTCCGCCAGCTGCCAGGCGTGACCACCTTGATCCGTGAGCCTGCGCTCTCCTTGATGCGAGAACCCAGCGTCTTGAGCCTGGACATCAGCGCACCTTAACCACGATGGCACGCTCGACCCAGCGCATGACCCGAGCCAAGTCCGGCTCGCGCCCGCTGACCTGGGACATGGCCATCACCCCAGCCAGGTAGTACTTCAGCCACCACCGATGGCGGCATACGATTGTTGCGTAGACCCTGGCCATGGCGGCTGTCCTCATCTCTTGTACCAAGTCAGTTGGTAGCACCGCGCATCAGGCGGCACCTCGGCGATCGGCCAGCGCAGGCAATTCATGTGCTTGCGCTCTGGACGGGTGCGACTCACACGCAGTGTCTGCACCAGGTACGCCGAACCGGCAGCCGTGGTGATGAAGTCACCGACTGCAATGCCATCGACACCGTCCACATAGAGTTTGCAGGGTGTGTACGGTAGCCCGGCCACGGAGTCAGCCCTGCGCCAGCACCAACTCGTAACGAATCAATTGCTCAGTGAGCTGGGCCGCCTCTGGCTCCTCGACTAGGCCGGTGACTTCCACGGATGCAGGCTTGCCTGGGTGGATTCGTACAACCATGCCGGTGACCTTCGATGGGTCAAGACCAAATGCCTTGCAGATACTCTGACCCAGTTCTTCACTTGATACAGCTTTCAGTTCGGACATTGCTCAGCTTCCTCGCGCCACGAAACGGCGGTTGTAATGCGGCTCCGCTCAATCGCTTGGCGCATCCGCGGAGCACTGCTTGAATAAGTTAAGAACGAGTCGATTCGGATGCCGGGAGTCGCAGCTATGCAAGATAGGTTTGTCGTAGTTAACTCAAGGCCATTGGAGAACGAGAAAAAACGGGAAAGCTGGGAACCCCCACATTGGAAAGTTCGTGGCTACCGGATTCTAGATACCCATAAAAACTGCCGGCTGAGAGCGTTGTTCAGCACCCGCGAAGAGGCTCAAGCAGTTTGCGATGCAAAGAACAAAGCTGCCTGTTAGTCTGGGGATACCCGGTTCAATGCTTCATCAGCTTTGTCTGCAGCCTGAGTGGCAGTAGTTGCTGCCTTTGACGCCTTGGTCGCGGCGCTCTCGGTCTTGCTGGTCAGGTCATCCAGTCGCTTGTCACGCTCAGCCATGGCTGCGTCGTAGGCCTTACGGATCTCGTCAACCTGGTGCGCCTGGGTGCTGGCCATCGACCAATAGGCAGATTGCCAACCCAGCACTGCACCGCCTGCAATGAGCACCATAGCGATGACCCACACCTCTGCCCGTCGCCACCAGCGTCGAGCTATGAATTCCAAAGCGCATTTGTCCATCAGGCGGTACCTCCAAGCTGTGCACGAAGCCGGGAGATCTCAGCGCTTTGCGTGGTTACCTTCTCAGTGAGCTGGCCTACCTGACTGGTGAGCGCTTCAATCTTTCCTTCCATCCGTCCCACTGCAGCTGCAAGCTCGTTGCGCTCCTTGGCGAACTGGTCGGCTCGGGCCTCGGCCAGCTTGCGGGCCTCGCGCTCGGAATCGAGCAGTTCATTGAGGCGGCGAACCGTGCCGATATCGGCGTTATCCATGGCCCTGTCGGCGGCATCCTTCGAGAGAAACTTCCTCAACCACAAGAAACCGCCCAGCAACACAGTGCCCGTTCCGCCCAGCCAGGTGGCTGTGCCTGGGCCGAGGTCGGTCGGGTCCATTGCTTACTCCGTACATGAGAATTTGTGCTCCGGCGAAAAACCGGCCGGATACTTGCCCCAGGAATCCCTAAGGGTTAAAAGGAATGTTGGCCGCCCTGGCTTCGCTAGAAGGAACTAGTAAATGCCCGTCAGTAACATTTATGTGATCGCTTATCACCTCCATGGAGAGGCTCGCGAATTCATCGTCCGCGCCGAGAGGATGGATAACGCTGAGGCCTGGCACTGGGCTGCCTGCGAAGCCGGCGTTGGAGTCATCCCTAAGTTCACTGCTTCGGATATCAGAAGAGTCTCTCGGCCTGCTGCTGAGCGCTTCGGCATAACTGACGTCCAATGGCGGAGGTCTGGCAGTCTATGAAATACCGCATCGACTACAACCTCAAAGGCCATACCAGATTCTGGATATGCGATTGGTCTAGCAGGCCGAACGAAGACAATGTGCTGACCGCTCTCCTCCGCCTGCATGCCCCCGCCGACCCCTTGTCCGAGGTGCGCGCGCCGTGCCGCTTATCACATGATGATCTCCGCGTTGCGGTCGCAGATTTGGGTATCTCGGATGTACGCATTGAGGGGGATGAATAGCTAAGTCGGGGCAGCCAGGCCGACGCTGGCAAGTACACCGGTCACTGCGAGGGCGCCGGTACTTGGCTCGGCCATAGTAACGCTCCAAGGAAAAAGCCCGCTCATGGCGGGCAATGGCCCCGTGCTATCGTCGAGTTTCCACACAAGACGTTTCACGGAGCGAAAAACGATGAAGGTAACCCTCAAGTGCGCTAAGTGCGGCAGTGACAAGTTCGAGGTTCCGGCCAGGCCGAACGACAACTCGAAGGTCACCTGCGGCAAATGCGGCGCTGTCGAGACTTACGGAAAGCTCATGAAGGCTGTGGGCGACAAGGTCACGAAAGACCTGCAGCGGCAGCTCGGGAAACTGTTCAAATGACTTGAGTGTTCCAGCCAGAGGGCGCAGGAAGTCAGCGGCGCCCTCAACCTCAACGTCGAGCACTAGCTTTTCCATACAGCCTCCAGATATGAAAAAGCCCCGAAAGGTGTCGAGGCTAGGAATGGGTGCGGAGGGCCGGCGCATCCCGGCTTGGTGGTCTGGCTCGCTGGGTCACGTACCCCAGACTCTCATCGCGTAGCCGACCAGGGAGCGCACGGCTTTGGTCGACGCCACTACCGACTTAGTCCAGCTGCCTGAGCGTGTCATCCGCATAAAAAAGCCCGCACAGGGCGGGCAAAGAGGGATCGTGCTTTTTTAAATCTGGTGGCTGTAGAACAGCGAGTACGACTCGATACCGTCGTTGGGCTGCTTAATGCCAGCGTTGGAGTAGTGAATCGCTCGGATGCCAACCTTCTGCGTCTCGCCGATCTTCAAGCCCGCACCGATGCGGTCTTCGAAGTTAAAAGCAGAACCAAAGTCCTGATCGCCTGCCGAGGTGCCTGAGAACACGGCCACACCAATACCGGCCTCAATGAACGGCTTCACACTGCCACTGCCGAACTCGTACACGAATACAGGAGCGAAGGACAACGAATGAGCACCGCCAGAGGCATCTCCTGCTTCCCAGTAGGTATAGCCAGCGTCCCAATAACCGGTGAGGCGGCCTGTACTGGATTCAAACCAGCTTTTGTCCCAGTTAAAGCCCACGCCAACGCGCGCTGTAAGGCCGCCTTGGCTTGTCGCACCTAACGACCCAGATAGCTCAGCAGCTCCGGCAGACGCAGCGAAAAGGGAAAGCGCCACAGCGGCTAGAACGTTTTTCATAATCACGGTCTTCCATATTTTTTAGTTAGCAACTATCAGAATCATAGTGCTATCAAAACGTTCCATGACACAAGAAAAAACGCTGCTACTGGAGAGCCACCTGAATCGAAGCCCTTCACAAACACAAAACCCCGACACGATGGCCGGGGTTTGTCTGTGTCGCGTGACGTTGCAAGCTGGACACGCTGCTATGAAAACAGGTGTTTATCCGCCCGCATAGAGTTTTTTACGCAGCCTCTCGAATCTCTTCGAGTGCGCAGTCGATCCAGGCAACACCTGCTTTGATGATCTCCCGCGCCTTGCGCTCAGACATACCAGCCTCCCTTCCGACCCGCATGGCTGGGTGCTTCGATCCGTAATAGGCCCAGACGAAATCGCCCATCTGCTGGTTGCGATTCGTCAGCCTCGCCACCGCGCCGTCGATGATCAGGGCCAGGTCGTCAGTTATCACATGCTGCCGAGCGCCTCCTTCGCTGGGAATGTTGTCGCGCATGAGAGCGTAGAGCGGCGACACATACCGGGGAACACCCATCTCACTCATTCGCCACCAGCCCCACTGCTCCAGCAGGTACTCGGTATCGCCCAATGCCTTGTCCACGTAAGTGCGTTTCTTCATGCAGCCCTCCGGGGCGTTGGGTCAGTGTCCAGGCCGAACAGCTCGCAAAGGAGCTTGTGGGCGTGCTTGTTCTTAGCGCCGCCCTGGATGATCCAGGCCTTGGCGTATTGCTCGAACCCCTGAATGGCCCGCGAACCATGCCAGTCAGCAACAATATCTATCAGTGCTGCGGCGGCGATCCGGCCATTGGTTTGGTCGAGCAGCAGGCGGTTGCCCTTCTTGAGGAACTCCCGCTCTACCGAGGTCAGGTTCTTGCGCGGCAGGGCCGCGGTGACGTTACTCATGGCCATCTCCTGGCTTGAATTCTTGATCGTGCATCCTCCCTTGGGATGGATGCTGTGAGGTGCTGCAACCCGCGTCAGCAATGGCGTCATGGGTTCCAGGCCCGGTTTTCTGTCCCGGCAATGTCTCGGTGTGGATGGCGGCGAATCCCTGCCCGTCGAGGTGCTTGTGCCAGGCTTCCAGCGCCTGACGCTTCAGCCCCTCGGCCGTGGTGTGGATGTAGGTGGCGTCCAGATCCTTCATCGCGTGGTTCAGCAGCAACTCGCCCACCATGTAATCCACCCCGAGGTCGGTCCACGCCGTGCGGGCTACCTTGCGCAGGTCATGGCTCGACCAGTCGCCTCGGGCCAGGTCGGTGAACAAGGTGTTGGCCTTGCTCGGGCTCAGGGGCGCGCCGTGGCTGCCGGGGAACAGCAGCTGGCCGGTGTAGCCTTGGGCGGCCTGCACACGCTGATACCGGCGCAGCAGTGCGCAGGCCTGGGCCGTCAGTGGCAGGGTGTGCTCGGCCTTCGTCTTCGTGTCGGCGGCTGGGATGAACCAGCGCCCGGCGTCGAGGTTGACGTTGCGCCAGCGCGCCAGCCGGGTTTCGCCCAGCCGCGAGCCATGGCACAGCATCATCAGGGCCAGCATGCAGCCAGCCGGCTCCACCTCGAAGCGCTCGGCCACCGCCGTCAGCAGGCCCGGCACATCGTCACCGCGCAGGCGGGCCGGCTTGGGCCTGATCCGCGCCCTCACGAAGTCGGTGAACTTCAGCGAGGCCATCGGGTTGATCGGTAGCAGGTCCAGGCGCAGGGCCTGGCGGAACGCCGCCGAGAGCACGCCGTAGACCGAGCGCACGAACGACAGGGCATAGCGCTCCTGCAGCGGCCACATCAGGCGCTGGTCGATTGCCTGCTTGTTGGCTTCGGCCAGCAGCAGGTCGCCCAGACGCGGCACCAGGTGGCGATCCAGCGCGGACTTGGCGCTGGCCTTGCGCTTGGCCGAAAGTCCCTTGTCGCGGTTCATCCGGTCGCGGTACCAAGCCAGCACATCGCCCACCGTCGCCCAGCTGGTGGTGGTGGACTTGGCGCCGACATCGACGGCGCGGCGCGCCAGGATCTCCGGCAGCGTGGCCAGCATGGTCTTGGTGTTGATCCCCGGATAGTCGCCGGCCTTACCCCAGCGCCCGCGCACCACGACGTGCCAAGCGCCTCGGCTACGGTCGACAGTCGAGAAGCGGAACCGAAGCTCCCGGTGCCGGGTGTCGCGCAGCTGGAAGACCTCGCCAGCAGCTTGGCGGCGTATCTCAGCGTCGCTGAGGGTGACCGTCAGGGTTTTAGAATCGCTCATGGTCAGCCCCTTTGTAGCGCTGGGCGTAACTTCCACGCCCCATTTCCACCTCCTCATCGCTCGGCGGTCGCCCCTCGAAGGGGACGAAGCGCACGTATTGACCCATGGCCTGCACCAGGCAGGTGCCGGGTTTACCATGCCGGCATTTGCCCACGATCAGCTCAGTGACGCCGTTCTGGCCCTCTTCGCTGTCGGGGTCGCGATGCACAAGGATCACGGCGTCGGCATCCTGCTCAATCTGCCCCGAGTCACGCAGGTCGCTCGGGCGGGGGCGCTTGTCGGGCCTATTGGCTGGGCCGCGGTTCAGCTGCGCCAGCACAATCACCGGTACCCCCAGTTCCTTGGCCAGGTTCTTCAGCGCAGTGCTGATCCTGCCGACCTCTAAAGCACGGTTCTGTCCGCCCTCGGAAGCGATAAGGGTCAGGTAGTCCACCACCAGCACATCCAAGCCTTCGCGCTTCTGGCACTGCCTGGCGATTGACCGGATGCGCGCCATGGTCATACCGGCTTGGTCATTGACGAACAGTCGGGCCTTGCCCAGCAGGCCTACCGCACTGGTGATCCTCGGCCAGTCGTCATCCTGCAGAGTCGTGCCGATATCAAGCCGTGACAGACTGACGCCGCCCAAGGAGGCAATGCCCCGGGCGGTCAGTTCTTCCTTGGTCATCTCCATCGAGAAGACCAGACCTGAATGACCGTGGCGGGTGGTGACGTGCTGGGCGATCTGCAAGCCGAGGATGGTTTTCCCCGACCCCGGCAACCCGGCGACCACTATCATGTGCCCTGGCCGCAAACCGCAGAGGATGGCATCCAGATCGTCCAGGCCTGTGGTCAGGCCTCGCGAAACGGTTCCGTTGAATCGGGCATCAATCCCGTCAATCACCGCCGGCAGCACCTCGCTGATGCGGTAATACTCCGGCTCGCCGCTATCTAGGTTGCGAAGGTCGGCGGTGGCCTGCTGCGCCAGCGCGATGATCTCCTCAACGGGCTTGTCATCGTGAGCGCTATCGCGGATGACCTCGGCCACCTCAACCACCCGCCGCAGCGTCGAGCGCTCGAGCACGGTGTTCAGGTACGACTTCCAGTTCGCAGTGCTGGGCGTGTTTTTGGCGATGGTGCCGGCGTAGAAGATCGTACTCTCACCGCTCGGCAGCGCCGGGTAGCGCGTGCCCACTGTCACGGCGTCCACGGCATGGCCGGCATCATGGGTGTTGCGGATGGCCTGGTACAACGCAGCGTTTTCCAGATCGCTAAAGTCCTCGGTAGTCAGCTTGCTGGTGATCTCGTCGAAGAGGCTGGCATCGAGCAGCAGTGCGCCCAGCAGCGCGTGCTCCGCTTCGATACTGAAGAGCTCCCTCATGCCACAGACCTCATCGAGGGCCAAGTGAAGCCGACCATCTCGCCCCCGTTCTGCCGCAGGCGGTCAAGTGCTCGGTCACCGATGTAGGCCTTCAGGCCATCGGCCTCCAGATTCGAAATCAGCACAGTGGGTCTCACCGCCTGGTACCGGCGGTCGATGATGTTGTGCAACAGACCCAGCTCGTACTCGCTGCCCTTCTGGCAGCCGATCTCATCGATCACCAGAAGATCAAGACTGGCGAGGTGAACCGCCACGTCGTGATCGGTGTAGCCAGAGCCCGGCGCCATCGATGCACGGGCAATGCTCACGATGTCCCCGGCTGGGATGATCAGCGCCTCGCCACGGTCAGCAACAACCGTGCGGACGATCGCGCTGCCCAGGTGCGTTTTGCCGCAACCGACATTGCCGGTCAGCAGCAGGCACCGGCCGGCTCGGAAGTTGGCGGGGAATTGGTCGGCATAGGCCCTGCATTTGGCCAGCGCCTTGCGCTGCGGGTCGCTATCGGCGCGGTAGTTGTCGAAGGTGGCTTCGGCAAATCGCGGTGTTATACCGGCGCCGATCAGCGCGGCCATGGTCTTCTCGGCTTTGTGCTGGGCATTGGCCAGAATGCTGGCCTCCGATTCGCGCGGAGCCATGTGCATAGCCTCCCATGCGCAGCGCTTGCAGCCGCGCGCCAGCATCGAGCCGTCCAGTTGCTCGACTTCGCTCATGTCGACCCGGCCATGCACGGCGCACTCCCCGGAGAAGATGCGCATGAAGGGGCGACGGTGGAACAGATCAGAAATTCGAACGGCCATCGTGGCTCTCCTGGTACATGTCATCGGTGTGGTGTGGGAGGTTGCTGTATGCGGTCGATCTGCCTGGCCGTGCACCAGCGCTCGCCGTCGAATCTGGGTAAACATCGGTCCAGCAGCTGAGGGTGGACTTGTCGAGCACCGCGTCAGCGTTCTGGTGCCCCTCCAGCTTCTTGGCAATCAGGTCACAGGCGCGTTTGGTCAGCGGTGCACGCTTTGCCTTGCGCATCTCGCAGAAGTCGGCCCAGGCGCGATCAGAGCAGTTCTCCGGCTTAGCCATCAGCGGGTCGAAGGATTCCTTTGCCTTCCGCTTACCTTTGCCATCAGCAGGAGCGCCTGCGCCTTCTTTATGGTTATGGGTGGTTAATTGATGGTTCATTGATGGTTCGGGTGCATGCTGTGCACCCCGTTCTGTCGTGGCGTGCACCCCGTTGTGTTCTGGCGTGCACCCCGGTACGTCGTGCCGTGCACCGGGTGCATGCTGTGCACCCCGTTCCATGGCGATGTCGTAGCAGACAGGAATGCGGTCTCGCTGAGTGATGTAGGCAGCAGGAATCGCCTGATTGCCACGACGAATCGCGCCCTTTTTCTCCAGATCGCGGAGTCGATACTGAACCGTTCGGGAGCTCAGGCCTGTATCCACAGCAAGGCGAGCCACAGAAGGAAAAGCAGCTCGTCCGTCCTGATCCGCGTAGTTGGCCAAACAAAGCAGGACGTGGCGCGCATGCGGCTCGCCCACCTCCTGCTGCTCCAAGGCCCAAGTCATTGCTTGAACACTCATAGGGTCAAATCTCCAGCTCAGCGGTTACCCGCTTGATGAATTCGTCGTAGCTTTCGGCCATCTGGAAGCCCTGAGCCACAAGGTCGGCACGGTGACGCTTGGCGCACTCGTACGCACGCCAGCGATCCGATTGGGGCAGATGACGAAAGGCGGTGTAGTCAGGCCAGGGGCCGGCAACGATCGCGGTGCCAGCGCGCTGCGGGAGCGCCCGGACAGACTTTGGGGTCGGGGTCATTGGAGTGTTACCCCTGTCTTGACTGGAACGATTTCAGCACCAGCAAGCGGCGAGTTGGGTCCGAACAGATCCGGGAGATCGCATTCACGCGCCGTCTTGATCCAATGCATCATGGCCATGAAGCAGGCCTCGAACAGCGGCCCGCCCTCACCCCAGCCGTCAGACTGCGGACTGGCGCTGTTTTCAAGCCGGGCGACGTAGATCAGGCCTGCCAGTCCTCGCTCGTCGTTCGGAACCGCCGGGCGGTGTATCGGGTTGATGCTCAGCAAGTCGCACAAGCTGTCGAATCCAATGGCGTCGTAGCTGTTGTCGATATCCTTGATCAGGTGGTAACCCACCCCGATCAGGCCCTGCTTGATGTCACGGATATCATCGTCGCGGTGGGTGCGGGATTTCTCCAAGAGCTTGTCGTGCTGCCGCTGGGTGTGCGGATAACCTTGCAGTGCTGCCGCTTCGCGCCTGAAGACACGACGCTCTGCGCGGATGTCAGAGAGCCTATCGAGGCTGATGCGCACCATTCGCTGAGTCATGATCAACATAGTCCTCGGCGAGTGGTCAGGCTTCCGTGCAATCTTGGCGAGCTTCTCGGCGACCTTGAGTTTGATAAGGGTCATTCGTGTTCTCCTGCAGCGCCGAAAAGCTCGGCCAGGTCAATTTGGTAGACAGCCGCCCACGCGGCGGCGGGCCAGGAGCGAACCCAGCCGAATCGAGGGTCTTGGACTTTCGGGGCGCTCACCCCGTGGCTGTCGCACCAGTTCTTGAGCGGGCGGAAGCCCTGGCTGCCGAAGCTCCGGTGGGCGGCTCTCTCTACCGCCGTGACGGTTGCGTGCTGACAGCCGCGGCCCAGCTCGTTCTCCAGATGACGAACCTGTCGTACCGCAGCGGATGCGGTAGCCATAGCAGTAGCTTCACGACGGCTGCCAATCTCCGCCTTGGTGGCGATCGCATGATCACGCTGCTCCAGCGCCAGTTGCTCCGAACGCTTCGAAGCCAGCAGATGCTCCAGAGCCGTGATGTAGTCGCCGGGGAGCGCTGGAGCTGGCGCAGGTGATGGCCTGAAGTACCGCTCCACCAGCTGCTCTTGGACTTCCCACGCCAGATCGTCGGTGAAGGCCTTCACCAACATCAGGTAGCCGCGCTCGGTGATCAGGACGCCCTTCGGCGCGTATGGGCTAAAGGTTGCTTCAGGTAGGTCGGTACGAATTTCGTCCCGACCCACTTCGAAGCAGTGGCGCCCATCAACAAACCGACGGCGGTTCTCCGTGAAGTTGCGCTTGGCTGTACCTTCAGGCCGGCCATGCACCTGGTCGATCATCGCCAAGGTGACTACGCGCTGGCCGCGGTACTCGACGAGGGGCATCTGGGTGTTATGGATGGTGACCAGGTTCATTCAGCACCTCCCACATGCTTTGCATGATGGAAGGCAGCCGCGTTTCGGTGCGGGTACAGGAAATTCCGCGTGTCGAAGACGACGCACTCAATAAGACGCTCAAGCTCGCAGACGACGGGATTCTCGAAGCCGCCGAGCCCAGGGACGATCTTCGACCAGTACAGGCTTTTGATAGCTCGGAACGCTTCGCGGGCTTCGTTGAACTTCGCAATATCTTCCGCAGAGAGGGTCACGTCGTGCAGTATCTCGCCGGACCCTGCTATCGGCATCAGGTGGGTGTGCACAGTTAGCATGCCGCACCTCCCGCGCCACGTTTTGAAGAGGTCGGCTTTTGTGGCGCGCAGCCCTCATACGGTCCGAAGTATCCAAGCCGCGACAAAAGCTCGTGCCCAGGCCGATCTGCTGTCCGCACGGAAATGATCATGTCTGTCAAGCGCGACTCAGCAATCAAAAAAGCATCAGCCTCCTCTTCCTGGCCAGCCGCCCAAACGATTCGGACAGGATTAGGAGCAAACACTGGCTCCAGAATCGACCGAAACTCGTCGGCCAATGGCTCACTCTGTAGCCCAGGAAACGTCTGCCGCAGACCCTCCGCCTTAAAAGTGACCTGGACTTCGTAATAGGTGAATCCAATGAACATGCCAAGCGAACGAGCTGAACCTCTTTGTTGCTCTTTTGGGGGGGCAGTGGTATTTTTTGGGTGCATCAAATCGTCTCCAAGTGACGAAGAGTTAAGAAGGTCCCCTGCAAGGGACTAGTTAAAAGGCCCGCCTGCGAAGCGGGCTTTTTGTTGCCTGATAAAAAGTCAGCCAGACAGCAAAAATAGGGATGGGCAGGCCCTCATCACTGGAGCTCCCCGATACTGGATGTTTGAACAGCCACATCAGTTGGCTCTGCAAGCCCCACGATTGTCGACATAATCAGCTCAAGGTCGGCGCGCGGTCTGTCGACGGCCCCGCTGCACGGGAACGACTTGAGCTCAAACGCCTCCAGGCGTCCGCCAGCCCGGGCACGAACTAGAATTTGCCGGCCACTTCTGATGGCTTTGCTGATAGCGGCCTGACTAGTGCCAAGCTTCTTTGCGGCTTCTTCTTGGCCATGCTGACCAACGAATTCCGCCAACTGAACTGGTGTCATGTACTCACCTGAAAACGGCTTATGACACAAAAGATAACCGCCGGTAGTAGAAAAGTCCACACCTGTGGTTTTTGACCTGAATAACCATCAGTTCTAGGATGAACACATGAAAAAACGAGCCCTTACCCCAGAACAAGCTGAAGAATGCGCCAAACTCAAAGAGACGTTCCTCTCCCGGAAAAACCGAAAAGTCACCCAGGGAGCGATAGCGACGGAGCTTGAGATCAGCCAAGCAGCGGTTAGCCATTACCTGAATGGGTACAACCCTCTCAACGCACGCACGGCCGCAGTCTTCGCCAAGATGCTTGAAGTGCCGGTATCCCATTTCAGCCCTCGCCTAGCGAAGGAAATCGCGTACACCACCGAGGCGGCTCGTATCGGTGAAGTGGCATCTGCGGAAGACAGCAATATCAAGCTCACTGCTCAGCCATCCATGTCTTATCGCTACCCAGTAATCAGCTGGGTAGCAGCTGGCGATTGGGCCGAGGCCGTTGAACCTTTCCCGCCCGGCTTCTCTGACAGGTATGAGGTTTCGGATTACGAAGCCAAAGGCGCTGCGTTTTGGCTCGAGGTCAAGGGCGACTCAATGACTGCGCCGAGCGGCGTCAGCATTCCAGAGGGGATGATGATCTTGGTGGACACTGATGCGGACCCCAGCTCAGGTAAGCTCGTAGTTGCAAAACTGACCGACAGCAATGAAGCAACCTTTAAGAAGCTGATCGAAGACGCCGGCCGCAGATTCCTGAAGCCTCTCAACCCCGATTACCCGATGCTCCAGGTGAATGGAAACTGCAAGATCATTGGCGTCGTGGTTCGAGCCATGCTAAGGCTCTGAAACCATTTCCCGTAAGTAAATGGCCCGCAAAAGCGGGCTTTTTTTTGGGCTTAGAGAAATTTATAACCATTGGTATTGACCAGATAACATAACCGCTAGTATCTTCTGCTCATTGCCACCCGCATGGAGCAGCCGACATGACTACTAACACCATCACGCTGTCTGGATTTACAGGATTACTCGGCTGCGGAGCAGCTCCGCGTGAGCTGGAGTGCCTGTTGGCCATCGCTGGCGGCGCTTCGGGTAAAGAAGCTGCTCGGGCACTGGGCATCAGCGAGGATGGCGTCAAGAAGCGCCTGATCGCCCTCGGCACGAAATGGGGTGTCACCCGTCGCGCTGCACTGGTGGCTGAGGCATTCAAGCGTGGCGTCATCAGTCCGGCCGTAACCGCACTAGCCCTGATCATCGCCATCCACGGCATCATTGGAGACGACCAGGCAATGCGTGTTCGCCGTGGCGGGAACGGCGGCGAGCGCAAGATCGAAACCCGAGTTGCAACACGGCGTGTCGAATGCGCCTTGGCAGTGGCATGACAATAGCCTCCTGACCTCATCCACCCCTGTTTTTTGCGAAAGCCAACAAACGCGGCAGGCCACCGGCTTGCCTGGAAAAAGCTCAACCACCCAGAGGAAACACCCATGTTCGGTATCGGGAAGAAACTGTTCGGCGCCAAGCGCGCAGTCAAAAAGCTGGAAAACCGTGACCTGATGCAAGCCATTGTCGGCGGCTGCCTGCTGGTCGCTGCAGCTGACGGCGAAATCAGCAAGAACGAAGCGGCGCAGATCGACATCCAGATTCGCGCCAACAAAAACCTGGAGCACTTCGGCCAGGAGATCACCGCCACCGTGAACCTGTTCACTGAGCAGCTGCAGGCGGGCTTCCGCCTGGGCCGCATGAACATCATGCGCGAGATCGCGGACATCAAGAACAACCCTCTCGATGCGGAGGAGGTGTTCGTGAACATGATCACCGTTGCCGAGGGCGACGGAAACATCAGCCCCGAGGAATTGAAGGTCCTGGCCGAGGTTGGGGTGCAACTGGGCCTGCGCCCGAAAGATTTCGGGATCGAGGCGTGAGGCGCAAGCACATCGGCCTGGGCGTAGTCGCGGGGCTCTCTCTGTCTGCGCTCGCTATAACCGCCGCAGCGAGCTGGGGGTCGTGCCAGTGGTACGGCTACCAGACCGAGCGGTTGACCAAGTTCGCACCTTACGTCGGCTGCATGGTGAAAACCGCCAGCGGCTGGGTGCCACGCACTGAACTGCGCACTACGCAGTGACCGGATCGGGCGGTGACCTCCACCGCCCCTACCCCAAACAGGAGTTCGACATGCTCATCCTCACCCGCCGCGCAGGCGAATCTATCAAGATCTCCGACAACATCACCGTTGTTGTGTTGGGCATCAAAGGCAGCCAGGTCCGACTGGGCATCGAGGCGCCACAGGGCGTGTCAGTCGACCGCCAGGAAATCGCCGACCGCAAGGCTGCCGGGATGCCCGCGCCAGCAGTGATCATTGTTGAGGCAGCGCGCCAAGAGAGCGAACCGCTTTACGCCAACCGAACGGAAGCCGAGTGGCGCGAGCTGCTGGCCCAGGAACAGGCTGTCCAGGCACAGGAGGTGAACCATGGCCTTTGAGAACGGCTCACGCGTCGCTGACAAATTCGTTGTTCGCCTGCCAGATGGCATGCGCGAACAAGTGACCATCGCAGCAGATGCCGACGACCGCAGCATGAACAGCCTGATCGTGAAGGCGATCCGCGAATACCTGGACCGCAACAAGCGCGCTAACGCACTGCTGGACGCGCTGACACTGGCTGCAACGACCCAAGGAGCCCAACATGACGCAACCTGACCGCATCACCCTGGTGCTGCGCGCATGCGAGGCGGCGCCCCTGTCGAGCATCCTGCCGTATGTGAAGCTTGGGGAGTTGGTATCCGTGGGTCGCGGGCTAGCTGTGATCACAGCCGCCAGCCAAGGCGACCTGGTGTCGCCAGCACTTGAGCGTGACGCGTTCAACATCGACGAGCATGTCCGCATGGCCAGTGATGCGCGCCGGTACCGGTGGCTGCGCGACCACGCGCTTTCAACTGACTCCGGGCACACACCGGCCGTATTCGACAGAGCAGGCGGTATCGGCACTGTGCGTGTAGGTGAGGATCTGGACCAGCGTATCGACGCCGCGATCCGGCACCTCACCACGCAGCAGGTGGTGCAGGAGAGGAAGCAATGAGCCAAGCCGGCCTGCTCCTACTGCTGTGGGATGCCCTGCAGCAGCGCAACACCACCTTCGGGCAAGTGATCGACTTGTCAGCCGCTTGCGGTCTGGATGGGCGCCGGGTGCTGGCCGACCACTTTCGGGGGCAGCGATGAATATCCTTGCCTCAATGGCGCTTAGGCGAGCGCGCGGGCGACTGAACTCGGTTCAATCCCGATCTGCCGGAAGCCCGCCAACACCAGCTTTGGCCGCTCCCAGTGCGCTACCGATCAAGAACGCAGTCATCACTGGGCCAATCAACCGGTACATGTTCCTCCAGGGGCGTGAGTGGGCGATCGATATGGTCGCCTCTCTCCGGGCCGCTCCTGTCGATCTGGTGATCGAGCGCTTGGCCGGTGCAGCAGCGGGCAGGCCAGGCAGCTACGCGGCTGGTATCGAGTCTGTGGTGGACGAATTGAAAAGTGCTGACGCGACAGGTCAGGCTGAGGAAAAGAACCTGACGCGTCAGGCCGGGAGGAAGGAATGAGCGATGAAACCGAGGTGCTGACGGTGGACGGCCTGGCGAAGATGCTGGGCCGAACCGAGGCGTCGATCAGAGAAGGGATTCGCCGCGGCGTGCCGTGGCTGCCCAAGAGCTTTAAGATGGGCAACCGGCACTGCTGGCTGAAGGATGATGTGCGCAAGTTCCTGCGCGAGTTTCGGGATGGTGAGTTCCAGAAGACGAAGCCAGGACGGAAGCGAAAAGATCCTCCTGCACTACGAATTGCGTAAACTATCGGATTGCCTCAATGCCGTTGATCAAGGACTCCATCCAAGTAACGTCGTCGCTGACGGAAGCGTGATTTATTACGCTGAGCTTCACTTTCCGAGGTCGAGACCCACGGGCGATATCGCCTTCATGGACGATTTGGTTTCGACGATGAACGATCTGATTCAACTTCGTTTTTATCGCATCTGAAGTCGTATTGAGCTGCTTGGCTGTCCGAGTCCAGCCCTTTGAAATGCCAGCCATAGCCATAGCCCCAGCAACTTGCTCATAGGACTGAAATGTCTCACGCAGAAGACGCCGCTGGGTTGCGTTCTTTACCTGAACCCAAGGCCGAGTATCTCTCTGTTCTCTTCGCCCTTCGAGAACTGCGTCGGCGAGAGAGGCAAGTTCAGAAAACGGGACGTCAAGGTTGGCCAACTTCTTTGGCAGGCCTCCTTGGTCTTTCGAGACCTCCGTTATTTCTTGGTAGACCAACCAGTGCATGTAGGAGTCCATGGCGCCTACGGTCATCACAAGTGCAGAGCGGATCATATCCTCGCTGACCAAAGCCACGGCAGGAAGCTGTGACGCAACCAAGAGTTCTCGACTACGGGAAATGCAGGAGGTTGCAGCATCAATTGGTTTGAAAGCCAAGTTGTCTCTTCCTTGATTTATTGAGGATTAACCGAGCTTTTCGGCTAAGTCCTGCGGGCTGAGGTGCGTGTAGCGCTTGAGCATCGCCAGGGTCTTGTGACCCGTGATACTCGCGACTTCCATCATGGTGAAGCCGCGCTCGAAGAAACGACTGGTCGCCTCATGGCGCAGGTCGTGAAGGCGTAGACCTTCGATCCCGGCGGCGGAGCAGGCCCGGGGGAAGTAGTTGCTAATCGTGTTGAGCGCGAGGTTGAAGTACCGGCCGCCACCGATAGGCGTGGGCAAACCCTCCAGCAGGGCGATAGCCCGGGAGGACAAAGGCACAGCGCGCCGATCGCCGTTCTTGGTGTCTTCCAGATAAGCCACCTTGCCGCGCACCTGGTCGCGGCGCAGCATCAGCAGCTCAGACCGGCGCATCGCCGTCTCCACCGCCAATTCAATGAACACCGGGAGCTGGGCATTCAACTGGCCGGCAGCCTTGTACAGCGCTGTTAGCTCCGCCGGCGTCGGGCGCCGGTCCCTCTCTTTGCTTCCCTTCGGCATCCGGATCGCCCGGCACGGATTGGTCAGCCCTTCGATACCCCATTCCTTGGTGGCCACCGTGTAGAGGTGACTGATCACCGCCAGATTGAGGCGCACTGTCGCCGTCGACTTCCCTTCCTTCAGCTCGGCATCGCGGTAGGCGGCCATGTCGCTAGAGCGGATAGCCGCCAGGCCCTTGCCGGCCAGCTTGTGCTCCTTCCACTTCTTGATGCGGACCTGCTCCTGCTTGGCGCCCTTCTTGGTAGAAGTCACCTCGGACAGGTATCGATCCAGGGCCTCGGCGAGCGTGGTGCTCTCGGCCTCGCGCATGTCAACGAAACGAGCACGCGACATGTCACCCTCGATCTCGGCGGCCCATCGCTGGGCTTCTGCCTTGGTGTCAAAGGTGGCGGAAAGGGTTGGATATCCTTTGCGGCGGATCTGGGCGCGCCAGGCGTCACCGCGCTTTTCGTAGTAGGCCATGGCGGAATGATAGCGAACGCTTGGGGGAATTACACGCTCCCCCAT